GAATGTTGACCTGACTATTATACAAGTTTGACAGTGAATCTGTCAAGTGCTCCTTGAGGGAATCGAACCCACCTCACATCGATTATGAGTCGATTGCTTTCACCAGATAGCTAAAGGAGCAAGGTACGAGTGGGTGGATTCGAACCACCTCAAAGCCGCTAATCTGGCGGAAAGAGTTTATAAGACTCCTCTGACTACCAAGTCTCACTCGCTTAAATCCAGATTTATAATAGCGAATCTGGAACGCTTTGTCAACTACCTTCTTCGTGGTCGGTGTGTATTCGTATCACATCCTCATCCACAACCGAGTCTTCAAATACATGCACCACTTCGTTATAAGGAACTATAACTGCATTTCTTTCTCCATCTGTTATAATAAATGACTCACCATTTTCAACTCTTTCTATCAGAGCATCAAAATCTTCTTGAAACTCTTCAACTGTAAATTTTTGAAGTTCTTCGATTTCTTGATTCATTTTCATAAAGTGAAGTTTTTATGAGTCGGAATGACAGGATTCGAACCTGCGACATCTCGCTCCCAAAGCGAGTGCTCTACCAAACTGAGCTACATTCCGTTATTTGTCTCTGTGTATAAACATAATACCAACAAATGGTACGACTGTCAACCCCATTCCGCATAGAAAAAGAAAGAAAGGACTTGCTGCTAGCGTTTCAACAAGATGAAAAATCATCTTCCCCTCCAGTTCTTGTATTCATAATACATGTATTGGTCCACCTCATCAAGCCCCGTTAATGGGGCATTGACTTCCCAACTAGACCATTCAACACAAAACTGTCTGATGTCTATGTTGTGTATAACGGAATAACCATACATTCTCACAAAAGCGGACATGGCAAAATAATACCTTTGCTTATTGAGAATATGCATGAGTCAATCCCCAATAAATCCATATCCCCATAATTGATCCATAAATTAAAGTTGAAATTAAAAGAGTTTTAATCATCTTCTTCGTCCTCATAAGTAGATGGTTCTTCAAAGAGTTCATTCATTTTTTGCTGGAGAATTCTTTGGTGCAATTCCTGCAAGTCTTCTTCGGTGAATTTGATCACTAGTAAAGTATCTCCTGCTCTAACGTCGTTTAATTCTGGATGTTTTACCTTTGGACTTTTTGAATACCCATGATGAGCATTCATAATCATCCAACCTTGCACGAACATTGTAAGTGCAATCACCACAAGAACAAACCAAGGAACCAAGAAGATTAGTTCAGAGTGATTTTGAGCCATGGTAGTAATGGTGGAATAACGCCTATCAACCTCAAAAGTCCCTCAGCAAATAAAGCAAGAACCACCCAACCGACGCACATACTAATGATAGAAGCATTACGGTTGTGTCGTCGTATTGCTGCATCGATCATCTCCTGAACTTCAGAACGTGTAATAAACTCTTCTTGTTCGTGCATCATTTCTCGTCTCCAAGAAATTTTGCGAGAGGATCTCTGCGCGTCTTTACAATTTCAACTGCTCTTTTGTAGAACCTATTATCAGTGTTGCCAGAGGCTTCAAAAGTTGCCTTAATCTTCACCCAATTATCATAGGTGTGTTGATCCATGGGTTTGTCCCGTGATACTACTATATACTAGTCATGGGACTTTAAAGTCAACTTATGTGTTCATAACGTAACACTCATTAAGAGAATATTAAATTTATAATTAATCTTAAACGGAAAGGGTGGGATTCGAACCCACGGAAGCTTGCACTTCGCCAGTTTTCAAGACTGGAGCCTTCAACCACTCGACCACCTTTCCAGTGGGAGGTTCAACGGACTTCAAAATCCAAACGCTTTACTTTGCGTTGGCGTCTTGCCTCTTGCCAGGCAATATCTTGTGAAGTGAGAACATTTGATTTTTGTTCTTTCTGAATAGAGTTTAACATAACAATACGGGATAAGTCAACTGCTGAAATTTTATCACCACGAATTGTCGCCATATTAGGACAGCCACATGTTACTGTTTTAGCTGGGTGTCCTGTTATTTCTTTATTGCAATCTTTGCATCTTATTGAAATCATTTTTCTTTACCATATTCATTGTAAATGTGCTCTGAGTTGCCATACAAACTTACCATGAGATTCCATCAAATCTTGAACTAGATTAGCAGTTGCATATTGCTTTTGCTCTTCAGATTCCTCTGAGATCTCTGCCATCAATTCACAAAACTTGGTATTATTATCAAGTAACTCTTGAAGCATTTCTTTTGCTCCTGTTGAACTTGCTGCTTCTTTGATTTGAGTCACCTCAAGCATTCTTGAGAGAGAACTAAGAGGTTTTACGTTTAGATAACGCATATGTTCTGAGAGACGATCAATCTCTTCAAACATAGTCTCATACTGTCCACCAAAGAGTTGATGAAGTTGAGTGAAATCTTCACCAACAACATTCCAATGAAATGCCCAAGTTTTATGAAACAAAACAAAAAGTGATGACTGAGCATCACTCATGAGTTTGAATAGTGTTTCCATTATACTCTTTTTTAAATATTTATCAAGTGGGCGAAGAGGGATTTGAACCCCCGTCTTTCTCCGTGTAAAAGAGACACTGCTACCGCTGAGTTATTCGCCCTGGCTCCCATCGTAGGTACTGCCCCTACCAATCTCCGATTAACAGTCGGGCCCGTTCGCTTGCTCGGTCGATGGGAATAGGTGTAGGTGAACCAACCTACAGTTTAGAGATTGCTCTCATGGTCTTTTGTGTACCTCTGTCTAGGAATCGAACCTAGTTTCCAAGTGCGTTGTCCGCCTGTCCTTACCAATAGACTACCAGAGGATAAGAAGAAGGAGAGCTCTTGGTAGTACCGCAGGATCACTTCTCCTATTGGCGTCTACCTAGTTAATCGCTAGGGACTACCAAGAGCGGAGTATCGGAATCGAACCGACGACATCTAACTTGGAAGGATAGCGTTCTACCGCTGAACTAACTCCGCTTGTGAGACAATCATAAACTATTTAAGTCTGATTGTCAAGTGTCGATGAGAGGACTTGAACCTCCACGAATAAATCCACTGGAACCTAAACCCAGCGCGTCTACCAATTCCGCCACATCGACTTGATGGAGTAAGCGTGATATACCTCATGAGGATATAACAGAGGCTTACCCTCTATCAGTTTATATATGGAGAATAAATCTCCAACAGGCTCACCTGGAATCGAACCAGGGACGACCGCTTAGAAGGCGGTAGTTATATCCGCTTAACTATGAGCCCTTATAAGACAATCATACCAGTTCAAGTTTTGATTGTCAAGTGGGAAATGGTGGACTTGAACCACCGACCTCTGCGTTATCAGCACATTGCTCTACCACTGAGCTAATCTCCCACACGGAGGATGTTGGATTTGAACCAACGGATGTACTTTAAGTACATCGGGGGATTAGCAATCCCCTGCATTAAACCTAACTCTGCCAATCCTCCGGAAGAATATTAATATATCACTCCTTAGGGCAGGTGTCAATCCATGGAGCACATAACCTCATTTCACCTCCTAATAATCTTTGAGCCTCAGAGTTATCTGGAGCTTTCTCTATCAACCTGGGCAAAGGTACTCTAGGTGGTTCTGTACCTCTTGTCAAGCGTTCATACTCACGAATTGCTTTGTCCACATCACGCTCAACCCTCCTACCCACCACAGCAGGGTCCTGAAGCAGTACATCATTGATTACAGTGCCTGGGAAGAAAGTCCTCTGAACCTCGTCTAGGAGGTCCCAGAGGCGCTCCTGAGGCGCTCCTGTGCATTGGGAGAGTGTTGCTACGATACCACTAAGTATGACGCTTATAAGGATTATTTGCTTCTTATCTGGTTTCTTCTTCCCGAAGTTAAAATTAAACATAAAAAAAGGAGTAGCAACCGCTCTCCTCTATTTAGTATTCAGTTTTTATATTCTATTTTATCAAACTTCTACCGTGATCAGTTTGGAAGCATACTCATGAGCATACGAAGTGCGGGCACCATGAATGCCCCAACCAATCCAACTATACGCATAGTCCATGTAACGATTGATGGACTTGCCAGGAGTTTTCATCCTGTCCTCAATACGTTGCCATTGAACTTCAGTCGTTAGATAACGAAGTTGCGTATGAAGTGATGATGGAGAACCACCATACTTCTTAGCAAAATCACCCAATCCATAATATCTGTTGGCAGATGTCCATTGGATCAGTCCATAACCGCCGTAGCAGTTATTCCAACTGGTCCTACTACCACCTTCGCAAATATTAGGAATAAAAGTAGATTCCTGACGAATATTGCCCATGATGGTAGCAAGGGCGTTTCTGTCTTTAATACCAAGATCCTGGAAATAAGCCAGGGCTGTATTTTCATGTTCATTACACCCTTTACAAATTAGCCTTTTCTCTTTTGGCTTTTCGGGAGCAACCTCGCGGATTGCTGTCTTCTCTGTTTCAAACTCCTTGATAATGGAATAAGAAGGAGCAGTTGCAGATGATGGCAGTATTGCCGTTGTGGTTGTAACCGTTGCCAGAAGAGGCAAGAGGGCTACAGTAAAGCAGTTTCGCATTAAATTTAATAGAACTCTACATCCGTATAGAGAAAGCGCACTTCCCCTCTCTCAAGGGGCAATCTCCACGGCTCTAAATCAATCTTCAAAGTCTCATAATAAAAAACCCTGCTCATAACAGGGATTTTAACATTATAAGTTTTTATTTAGTTTTTGTCAATCTTGTGGTTCCAAAGAAACGATTTCCAGTTCGTCATCTTCTGGTTCAATCCATTCATAAAACTCAGCAAGAATTGCACGAGCATCCTCTTTATCAATACTCATATCTGCTGCACGATCAAGAGACCAACTCCTCACATGTGCAACAATATCTTCAGTCGTTGTTTCCATAATAATCTTTTCGGAAATATCTGTTGAGGACTTGTGAATTGTACCACCTTGGAGTTCCGTCGTCAAGTCCTTCTGTGAGGACATTATGGACAAAGAGTTGTCGTGTCTCTTCGTAATTTGTTTTGCCCTTTGTTTTATGTAATGATAAGATAGTTCGACTAAAATTTTCTCTGCCCAATTTGTCAATGTCTTCTTTAAGTTCCGGACAAGACCCATAGTATTCTTTCCAATTAGATTCGGATTTTACTTTTCTCTTCTTACCTTTTGGCGTTCTAAACTGCCATAAGTATTTTCTTCCAATATACTTGCGACCATTTAATTTATTTTCTATTAGATAAACAAATCCATAATGGTCACCAATATCTTCGCTCGTAAAAGGACTTCCATTATAGATCCAAGGATTTTCATAGTCAATATCTATACTCATCAACAATATCTAAAACTTCATTCAGATATTTATGAGCAAGTCCTTTCATATCCATTTCTGGTCGGATATGATCTTTATGCAATTTATCTTTTAATTTCAAAATCCGAACTTTAAGTTCGTCTTTGTTTATTTGATTTTTAGGCATGAAAAAAAGGAGGTAAAACCTCCTCTATCTATGTACTAATACCTACCCATTCTTTACAATAGTCATAATCTCCAAACAAATACTCATCACACTCAGCTGCTTGCTGGTATGCGTTTAGGATTTCTTGCTCGCACCATTCGTCATAGTTTGAATCCTGAGAAAGTATTTTTGGAGTCATAATAAATCAAAAAATAAATTAACCAAGAATACTTTGTCTCCACTCTTCACTCATATTTACCATAATTGCTTCTGCTGCTTCTGGTGTTTCAGCATATCCTTCATTAAGGAGGTGTGAAAGAATTATATTGTAAATGTCAAAGTTTTCTCCAATCTCACCCATCGCTTGTTGTTTACGAAGTTTCTTAGGATTTTTGGTTACTGTTCCAGAACCTTCTGTATGTTTTTTATATTTTGGATCATAAGGAGAACGCCATTTAGTTGCTTGATGTTTCCTTTTTTCGTCTCTTTCCGATTGAGTCATTGCAGTTCTCATATGTCCACCAGCACCAAAAGTACTTCCCCCCCTATGTCCAAGAGATTGATGTCGTCTTATAGTTTCTGGTCCTTCTTCTCTTGCTCGTGCTTTATTTTTAAGTTGCCTATACATCTCCTGTCTTTCGGGAGTTTGTCCCTTTCTTTGCCTTTCAAGTTTTGCTGCTCTATCAGCAACATCTCCTGAGGCACCCTCAACAACTTCCATATATGCTTCTTGAAGACTACGAAATTCTTGTGCGTCCATCTTACGAATACTTTTTAGGTATTTAGAAGTTCTTTAATACTGCAACCATTTTTTCTTGGTCCAGTTCTATTATTTAGTCAAAGTTTAAAATTAGCAAATGTGTTTGAAGCAACATCTTGTTTAATACCACCAACCAAATAACTCTCAACTTCCGTTTCTTGCGGACTTACCTGAAGACCTTTAGAGGAAATCCAGTGCTGTGTCCAAGGAAGTGGGTTGTTGTTTGCTGCAATATCGTATTGGGGTTTAAACCCAATTGCTTTAAGTCTTCTATTTGCAATCCATTCAACATATTGCTGAAGAAGTTTATCGTTCAGTCCAATCATGCTGCCATTTTTGAACAGATAATCTGCCCATTTCTTTTCTTC